GTAGTTCTTCAATTGGTATAGGTGCTTCTGCATCTATTGTTGTTGGATCTGGATTGAGTATAACATCATTCCAACTAAACAATATTGGATATGGATTTACTGTTGGAGAACAACTAAGAATTGTTGGAATTCCAACTGTTACTAGTATTGGATCTACTTTTGCAAATTCAATCTTTACAGTGGTTGAAACTAGAGATGATGAATTCGCTGGGTGGGTTCTTGGAAAATTACAAGTACTTGATGATTTTTCTTCAGAATTTGATAGCACTCAAACAACATTTACTATTACTGAAAATGGAATTCCTCTAAGTATTGAAAAATCTGTAGGAGCACCAATCAATTTAGCAGATGTTTTATTGATATTCATTAATGATGTTCTTCAAAAACCAGAAGAATCTTATACTTTTGAAGGTGGAACTCAAATAACATTTACAGAACCACCCGTTGCAGGATCTTCTTTACAGATACTATTTTATAGAGGAACAGATGCTGATATTGATGCTACAACAGCACTCGATACTATAAAAATTGGTGATGGTGTAACAATTCTTAAAAATCCAAATCAAATTATTCCTGTTGAACAAAATGAAAGAATTGTCAGAGCAATAGTTTCTAGAGATACATTACAAACCAACAATTATAATGGACAAGGAATTAGTCAATCAACATCTCCACTAAGACCTGTTGTTTGGTGTCAACAGCAAGAAGATTTGTTTGTTGATGGTATCAAAGTGAGTAAAGCAAGAGTTGAATATGCTGCAAAAATAAAACCAACTGCAAGAATTATCAAAAATGTTAGCACGTCTGATAGTGTTTTCTATGCTGATGGAGGTAGTTTAGTATTCAGTAAAACAGAAGATCCAAATACAACATCATTTGATATTCAAATTATTGATGGTGATAAGGACAATACAGGATTTGGAACAACATCATTCATTAAACCTATAGAAACAGTTTCATCAGTTTCTATTTCTGGTGATGAAGGTATTATTACTGGAATTGGAACTACAAGTCAGGGATTGCAGTTTAATTTCTTTATTCCTCTAAATTCACCACTAAGAGATGCACCTTTTGGTAACACATTAGTAACTGGTATTTCAACTAGTGACTATTTTGTTGTATCTAGATCCAATATTGGAAATGGAGTAACTGCTTTATCCCAAGATAGATCGAGTACTGTTGGTATCGCAACTCAACTCTTAGATGGTATCTACCAAGTAAGTCATATCAGTCCAGTTGGAACTGGTTTATCCATGAGAGTTCATGTCAATATTACAACTGGTCATGGACTGAACTTTAGTGGTTTAGGATCTGGTGGTGGTAATTTCTATGGTGAATACAGTTGGTCTAAATTTACATCATCAAGAGCAACTGGTCTTGCATTTACTTGCAATCCTCTAAATGGACTTACTGGAATATCAACTGCTCCACAAATTATTAGAACTACAAACTTATCTTTAGATTACTCATAAATAAAACAAAAAGTCTAGAAAATAATGCCAGCGATCATTACTGATCAGATCAGAGTATTGAATTCATCAAATTTTGTCAGTGGTATTTCAACTTCTGATAATAATTATTATGTGTTTATTGGTTTACCAAATGCAACTGAAGTAAGTGCAGATTGGAATACTAATACGCCATATCCAATTGATAGTTTTGATCAATATAACGATATTTACGATACTCTAATTTCTGCTAAAAAAATTACATCAAATGATGTTCTAAAAGTTATTAGAAAAATTTCTTGGACATCAGGTATAATTTATGAAATGTACCGCCACGATTATAGCATAAATAGAACTGCACCTCAAACCGGTGCAACTAGTTTGTACAGGTCAAATTTTTATATAATGAACTCTGACTACAGAGTTTATGAGTGCATTTATAATGGTGCTGCTCCTTCTAATAGTGGAAAAGGAATTATTTCTCTTGAAGAACCAACACATACTGATCTTCAACCAAGATTAGAAAGTGATGGGTATATTTGGAAATATCTATTCTCTATCAAACCAAGTGATATTATTAAGTTTGATAGCGTTGACTATATTTCTGTTCCTGCTAATTGGAAAACAAACTCCGCTGTTGCTGATGTTAGAAACGCTGCAGTTGATGGAAGAATTGAAGTTATTACTATCGAAAGTGTAAGTTCTGCTTCATATCAGTATAGTGGAACAAAAAATAATGTACCAATTAAAGGTGATGGGCAAGATGGATTGGCATCAGTTACTTTTGTTGATGGAAAACCAACAACTGCAACAGTAACCAATGGTGGGACTGGATATACTTTTTCTACATTAGATCTTGATAGTGTTGTTACTGGATCTGGTGCAAGTTTTTCTGTAATCATTCCTCCTCCAGGTGGACATGGTGCAGATATTGATAAAGAACTTGGTGCCAATAGAGTTCTAATTTACTCTAGAATTGAAAATAGTGATGTAACAAATCCAGATTTTCCAACGGGAAATCAGTTTGCAAGAATTGGTGTAATCAAAAATCCTTTGGTCAATGGAACTTCAAATTTATTAACAGCATCTTCTGCATCTGGTGTATATGGTCTTCGTTTGACTGGTGCTGCTACAACAACAATGAGTGTATCTGTTGATGGGCAAGTTAGACAAACAATTGGCGTTGGATCAACTGCGGTTGGGAAAATTATTTCATATGATCCTGTTACAAAAATTCTAAGATATTGGCAAGATAGAGATCTTGCTACTGACAGTTCAACTGGATCAAAACCAACTTATGGATACCGTCTAAATAAGTTTACAGGTTCTCCAGGGACAGGAGGAAGTGTAAACGTAGTTGTAACAACGACTACTGGCACTGAAACCGTAGGTATTGAAACAACATTTACTGGAGTTTCAACAACGGTCAACTCAAGAACTTATTACTTTGGGCAAACATTTAATAATGGTCTTGCACAACCAGAAATTAAAAAATATTCTGGAGAAATCATTTACGTTGATAACAGACCAGAAGTAACAAGAGCTACAAACCAAAGAGAAGATATTAAAATTGTATTAGAGTTCTGATCAGATGCCACAAAACACTAACCTCAACACAAATCCATATTATGACGACTTTGATCAAGCAAAGAATTATAATAAAATTCTTTTCAAACCTGGTGTTCCAATTCAAGCAAGAGAATTAACAACTCTACAGTCAATTCTTCAAGATCAGGTTGAGAAGTTTGGCAAACATTTCTTCAAAGAAGGATCAGTAGTAATTCCTGGATCTATTGCATATGATGACATATATTATGCAGTAAAGATAGAACCAACTTTCTTTGGTGTTCCAGTTGAAAGATACTATGATCAATTAATTGGATTAACAATTCAGGGAAAAACTTCAGGTATTACTGCAGTAGTAAAAAAAGTTTTATCTAAAAATCAATCTATTGAAGGCGTTACAACATTATATGTAAAATATCAGAAATCATCAGAACAAGATTATAGTACAGATCAGTTCCTTGATGGTGAAAATCTTGTAACTCTTACCAATTTTACTTACGGATCAACAACAATTGCTGCTGGATCTGATTTTTCAACATGCATTCTTACAAATGCTACTGCAACTGGATGTTCTTTTTCTGTAAGTGAAGGTGTATTTTTTGCAAGAGGTGCATTTATTGCAGTAAACGACGAAACAATTATCCTCGATCAGTATTCAAACACTCCATCATATAGAGTTGGATTTTTTGTAAATGAAGAGATTATCAGTGCTGTTGATGATTCTTCATTATCTGATAATGCTCAAGGTTATTCAAACTACACTGCTCCTGGAGCAGATAGATTAAAAATTAGTTTGTCGTTAATTAAAAAAAACTTAGATGATTATCAAGATGAAAACTTCATTGAACTATTCAGAGTAAAGAATGGTGAAGTAAAAAAAATTATTAATAAAACTGTCTATAGTGAGATCGCTAAAGAACTAGCAAGAAGAACTTATGATGAAAGTGGAGATTATTATGTTAATCAGTTTGATCTTCAAGCAAAAGAAAGTTTAAACGACAGATACTCAACATTTGGTGTGTTTTTTCCAGAAGAAAACACCGATCAAGGAAATAAACCATCCAAAGACTTACTTGAAATTCAAATTGGTTCAGGAAAGGCATATGTTAAAGGTTACGAAGTAGAAACTATTGGAACAACTTTTTTAGATGTAGAAAAACCAAGAGAAACTACAACTGTTTTAGGTGCTGGAATTCCATTCCAAGCAGGCAATCTTCTCAGAGTAAATAATGTTTATGGTGGTGCAAGTGTTGGTATTGCAACAACAGGATATGTAGATCTCCGTAGTCATAGACTTGGATCTAATAAATCTGCCACTGCAGGACAAAGTGTTGGTAGAGCAAGAATATATGACTATAAGTGTACAAATGCAGATTATTCCAATAATGCATCACAGTTTGACTTATATCTCTACGACATTCAAACTGACACAGAAATTACCCTAAACCAGACACTATCACTTAGTGCTCCTGCTTTAATTGAAGGTAAAAATTCTGGCGCTAAAGGATATCTAAGATCTTTATCTGGAAATATTCTAACTCTTCACCAAACTTCTGGTAATTTTATTGTTGATGAAGCAATCCTTGTAAATGAAATTGAAAATGGGAGAGTAATTACCAAAGTATTAGAATTTGATATTACCGATGTTAGATCTATAAGATCTGAGGTTGGTATTACAACATTCAGTGTTGATACTGTTTTAGAACCAAAAATTAATTTTGGCGCTAAACCATTTACAATCACATCTGGATCAGGTGGTGTTTCAACTGTTACAAGTTCTACAAGCGGTTGGACTGTAGGTATCAAAACAGGTGATATTGTTTCATACGCTAGAACTGATGTATCTGGATCTGTTTTTAATAGAGTAAAAACTATTACACCAACAGCACAGAGTTTGACTGTTGAAGCAGTAACTAATGTTGTTGGTGTAGCTACTGGAACATTGCCACCTGGTGCTGTTAGTTTTTCTGGACTTCTTGTTGTTGCACCAAAAATCAGAAATTCAAGTTCTGGTTTTATGTACGCAGAGTTTCCAAATAGAAATATTGAAAGTGTAGATCTAACGACATCAGATATTTTTATTAGAAAAGAATACAGAGACAGAAGTTCATCATCTTTAGGATCATTAGATCTACCATCTTTAGCAGGAACAGATTTTGTTTATGCTCCATTTGATGAGGAAAGGTATTCAATCTTCTATATGGATGGAACAGTTGAACCATTAACTCAAGATCAATTCCAACTAACTAACGGTGGAAAAGGTGCAACTATTTTTGGGTTATCTAAAACAAGTCAAACTGGTGTAATTGCTGTAACAACTCAACAAAAATCAAAAGTTACATCCAAAAACAAAGTTTTAAACCGTTCAGCATCGGTTACTGTTTCTGGATCAAAATATAATTACTCAGGAATTTCAACTGGAGTTAGTGATGGTTTAACTTATACTAACGCATACGGTAAGCGTGTTCAAGATAAAGAAATTTCTTTAAATGTTGCTGATGTTGTTAATGTTCATGCAGTATTCCAGTCATCAACAAATGGTGCTCCAACAGTTCCAAGTTTAGTTCTTTCGTCACTAAATGGTCCAAATGGAACAAATCAAGATCTAATTAATAGTGAAATTTTAATTGGCAATACTTCTGGTGCTTCAGCATTAGTTCTTGGTAAAACATCAACTAATCAGATTTATTATATTACTAAAAATAATCAAAGTTTTCTTGAAACTGAACAAGTTACATTCCAAGAAAGTGGAGTAACTGGTAATATTTCACAAATCAATCTAGGAGATCCAAATATCTTAGATAACTTTAGTTTTGATACAGGTCAACGACTTGAATATTATGATTTCGGTAGATTGATTAGAAAGTCTGGATCACAAGAACCTTCACGTCAACTAATAGTATACTTTGATTATTTTACCATAAATTCTAGTGATAATGGTGAAATTATTACAACTAACAGTTATCCAGATTATAATGAAAATATTCAAAGTTTTAATAATATAAGAAATACTGATGTTATTGACTTTAGACCACGAGTAGCAGACTATAGTGGAACATTATCACCATTTGAATTTTCATCAAGAAACTTTGGTGGATCTGGACAAAGTGTTCCCAATGTAATTGTTTCCGATGAAAATATTGTTTTAGACTATAATTTTTATACGGGAAGAATTGATAGACTATTCCTCAATCAGGACAATACATTTACTATTGCAAAAGGTGTTTCTTCTCAACGTCCAGTTTTACCAGAAGCAATTAATGGGTCATTTGAACTTGCAACAATTACATACGCACCATATGTCTATAGCGTAGATACTGATGTAACAATTGAATTTAAAGCGAATAAGCGTTATACAATGCTTGATATTGGAAAACTTGAGAATAGAATTGCTGGTTTAGAATATTATACAAGTTTATCTTTGCTTGAAGCAAAAACATCAAGTTTAGTTATTAAAGACCCAGATACAGGACTTGATAAATTTAAGTCTGGATTTGTTGTAGATAATTTCAGCACATTTGATGTTGCAGATAAAACACTACCTGTATTGAAGTATGATATTGAAAATAATGAAATGGTTGCAAGATCATATTATGATAGCATTGATCTTCTAGTTGGATCACAATCTCTTATCGGTACAAATGGAGTATCAAATTTAAGTGTTGATGTACGTTATGTAAATGATCTTGGATCTACAAATATCAAGAAGTCAAAAAATATTGTAACTCTAAATTATTCTGAGGTAGAAGATTTTAAACAACCATTTGCAAGTAGAGCAGTAAATGTCAATCCATTTGATGTTGTTACTTGGCGTGGTAATATGTCTCTCAATCCAACGCAAGATGTTTGGATTGAGAGAGAATATAAAACTATTGATGGTGGGTTTGGAACTACTGAAGTTATTACAACTTCAACTGCAATTCCAAATCTAAGAGCACAGAATATTGAATTCAAAGCATCAAGACTAAAACCAGCAACTAAGTTCTTTAGTTTCTTCTCAAGAACAGATATGTCTGATAATAGGACGTTGACTGTTCCTAAACTATTAGAAGTAACACCAGTTCAAGGATCTTTCCAAGTTGGAGAAACAGTTGTTGGAAGACTTCTTTCTAACCAAAATACAACAACAAATATAGAAGTTAGATTTAGACTTGCACAAGCAAACCACAAAGATGGTCCATATAATATACCAACAGCAGTTTACAATAATAACCCATATTCAAATGTTGGATTAAGTTCTTTCTATAGTGATACAACTGAAGTATTGAATATTGATACTGCATCATTAAATCAAAAATCTGATGAAAGATTTTTTGGTTATATTGTTCAAGGAATGAAACTTGTTGGTGAAACTAGTAAAGCAGAAGCAAATGTAAAAGAAATTCGTTTAATTAGTGATGCAAATGGTGTTCTGATTGGAAGTATTAACATTCCAAAAACAAATCCAAAATTTGCAAACGGAACAAATACTGTTGAAGTATCTGCGGAAAAAACCCCATCAAATATTCCTGGTGTGGTTGTAAGTGGAGCAGATGCAAACTTCTTCTCACAAGGAACATTACAAACACAAACAACTATTGTTCGTCGTCCACCACCACCACCCCCAGCACCATCAGACCCATTAGCACAATCATTCTTTGTTGAAGAAGATCCTGGTATTTTCTATACATCAGTTGATCTTTATTTTGCAACAAAGAGTTCAATAATTCCTGTAGAACTTAGAATTGTAAATGTTGTAAATGGTTATCCTTCTGGAACTATTATTGAAGGGTCTAGTGTTATCAAATATCCAAATGAAATTACAACTTCAAGTACAGGATCTTTAGAAACAACATTTACATTTGATGCTCCAGTTTATCTACCAAAAGGTGAATATGCATTTGTAATTCTTGCTGATACCGATGCATATAATGTTTGGATTTCTCGTGTTGGAGAAGAAGATATTTCAACTGCAAACCTACCAGAAATTCAAAAAATTATTATCAATAAGCAACCATCATTAGGATCTTTATTTAAGTCACAAAATGCATCTACTTGGGAAGCATCGCAACTTGAAGACCTAAAATATGTTGCACGTAAAGCAAAATTCAATACACAAAAGGGAACATTTAAGTTTTATAATCCAGAACTAAGGACATATAATTCTAGAAATATTTTACAAACAAATCCAATTGAAGTATTTGCTAAAAAAGTAACCCTTGGGTTATCTTCTGCAATTACATCTCCATTTATTGTTGTTGGATCACAAATCAAACAAGACAATAGAACTTCTAGTGGATTTGTAGAAAGTCTACGTGGTGCTGTTGGACTTGCCAATACTGGATTGAGTGTTACTAATGTTGGTGTTGGATATTCTAATGGAACATTCCAAGGAGTAAACTTTACAACAGTTACTGGATCTGGATCTGGATCTACTGGTATCGTTACTGTCAGTGGTGGTGCTGTTTCTAGTGTATGTGTCACTGCTAGTGGTGGTGGATATGTAGTTGGTGATACGCTAACAGCTACGCTTGGTAGCAACACGTTAGGTCAAAATCTAACCTTAACTGTAGGTGTTGTTACCTCAACAAATACTCTTGTTCTAACTAACGTAACTGGACAAGAGTTCAATACATCAGATCAAATTCAGTATGTACCAACTACAGGTGCTGGTGTTGGTGTTGGATCAACTCTATTCTCTATTGTTCCTTCTACTGCTACAATCAACACAGATCAGTATGATGGAACATATTTCAAAGTAAACCATAAGAACCATGGAATGCACGCTGATAACAATATTGTCACAATTACTGGAATTAGTGGTGATACTGTAGCGACTTCAATTCAAGTTGGATATGCAGTAAGTTCTATTGCTAATATCAGTGTCGCAAGTAGCACAAATTTCAATATGTTTGAAGGTGTTCAAGTTTCTTCATCAAATCCAGGATTTGCTTTAGTTGGTGACGAAATTATTGCATACATTGGTGTTGGCAACAATATTCTAACTGGTATCACAACCAGAGGAGTTGATGGAACAACAGCAAGAACTTATGAAGCAAATACACCAATTCAAAAATATGAATTTGCTGGTGTATCGTTAAGAAAAATTAATACCACACATAATCTTATCAATTCGTCAAATACAATTCAGGATAAAGTAACTCTTGATCAATATCATGTAAAAATTTCGGGAACAGAAGTATTCAACTCAAGTAAAATTGGTGGTGGATCAAATGCTAAGGCAACTCAAAATATTCAATTTGAAAGTATTGTTCCTCACATTGATTACAATCTTCCAAATGGAACAAGTATTAGTGCTCAGGTAAGAACAACATCTGGAACAAGTATTGATGGAAGTGAAGTATCATTCCAGGATACAGGATATGAACCAGTTTCGCTAACAAATGAAACCACTTTCAAAGATCCAAGAATAATTGCTTCTAGACCAAATGAAGAAGCAAAACTTCTTGCTCTTCCTGGTGCTAAATCATTTACTTTTGAATTAGAATTGAGTACAACTAATGAAAATGTGTCTCCAAGTATAAACGCATTTGAAAGTTTTGTTACTACTCAGTCTCATAGGGTAAACAGTCCAATTACAAATTATGCTACAGATAGAAGAGCAAATCTTCTTGTAGAGGATCCACACAATTTTTCGTATCTAACTAAGATAATTGCTTTAGAAGCACCTGCAACCTCACTCAAGGTCCTTTTAGATGCTTATAGGCAAGCATCAACAGATATTAGAATTCTATACCGATTGTTTAGAGTTGATGGTTCTGAACTTGATAAAGTGTTTGAATTATTCCCTGGATATGATAATCTCGATGCTAACCAACAGGTTATCAATATTAAAAATAATAGTGGAAGATCCGATAGGAATATTTCCGCAAGTCTTAATAATCAGTTTGTAGAATATATTTGGACGGCAAATAGTCTACCACAGTTCAGTGCATACCAAATTAAAATTGAATGTTCAACTACAAATCAAGCACAATCACCAAGGATTAGAAACTTTAGAGCAATTGCATTAGCGTGACAAAACGAGCAAAAGTAGAGGATTATTCAAATCTTGAAAGAGATTTACATACACAGGCAATCATAAACATGGATATGATTGCTTATGAAAAATATATCCATGAAAAAAATACTCGTTTACGTTATGAAACAGAACTCAAAGAACTAAGATCTGAGATTGAAGTTTTAAAGTCTCTTTTTCTCAATAAATAATTGTAGTATGGTAGTAGGAGATGGCAGTTCCAATAGTCAACATGGTAATTGAACAGGGATCTGATTTTACAAAGACTTTTAATTTAAAAACGTCCGATGGATCTCCATTGGATTTGTCCAGTTATAATTTTTTTGTAAAAATGAGAAAGTGGAGTGATTCTGCTGGATTTATCAGTTTTGCAACAACATACAGTGGAAATCCAACTTTAGGAAATTTGACAATATCACTAACAAATTCTCAAACTGGAATTATTACTTCAGGTAGATATAATTATGATGTAATTATTGCAAACATAGGTATAAGTAGTACTAAAACTAAAGTAAGGACAGGACAGATAACTGTAAACCCAACGGTTTCTTAAAATGACAAATATTATAGTTACTACGCAGAAATTACATATATAAAAAGATTTTCTACTAAAAAAATAAATGATGGAGGGTTTGAATGATTAGGGATGAGCAATTAATATTTTATATTGGAGCTCCTGGATCTGGATGGGCTAAATTATCCACATTATTATCATGTTGCAGTAAATTAAAACTCAATACTTCAGATAGAAGTAAAGAACGTGAGGAAACTTGCAAAGTTAGCGACAAGATAATTCATCATGAAGGTGCTTTTTGGGATCCAGGAATGGAATTTGGAGAAGGATTTAATGATATTAAAAAAAACTATTCAAAAGAATCTTTTATTGAAGAATGCCTAAAACCATTTAAAGATATTAATACTACTGACAACTATCTTATAAAATCTCATTTTTTTGCAGAACCTGATAATTTATTCTGGTTAAGACAAAAATTTCCAAATAATAAAATTATTTTTGTACTAAGAAGAAATGATTTATGTTTTGAAGGGTGGGATTCTGGAATGACTTTTACCCAGCATTATCCAAAATATTATGCGTGGATGTATAATAGAGATAATGAAAATGATCCAAGAAACTATGAAAAATTAAAACAACTAATAGAATACCATAATTACTCAATTTCAAAATTTATAAAAAATTCACAAAAATCAACGATTGCTATAGTGCCAACAAAATATTTCTTAGATCAACTTGGATATATTTGGGATAATTATGGTGAGTTACAATACGAAAAATTAATAGAAATTCATCAATTTTATAAAGCAGACTATCCTGCATATGATACTCCCATTATTTTTTATAATTGCAATGATATTTTTACTATAAAATCATGAAAATAAAAGAAGAACAATTGATATTTTATTGTGGAATTCCTGGATCAGGATGGGCAAAAATGTCTGCATTACTACAATGTTGTAGTAAATTAAAAATTAACAAATCTGATGAACATCCTTCAAGAGAAGAAAGAGGAGATTATATTTTCTATCTTCAGCATAGGGGGGCTTTTTGGGATCCAGGAATGGAATTTGGAGAAGGATTTGACGATATTGAAAAAAATTATACAAAAAAATCTTTTATTGAAGAATGCCTAAATCCATATACTGATGTCAATCAAAATGACAATTATCTTATAAAATCTCATTTTTTTGCCGGAGAAAAAAATTTAAATTGGTTATCTAAAAATTTTCCAAACAATAAAATGATTTTTGTCATTAGAGAACATAATTTGGCATCTGAGAGGTGGTTGATGTCAATGACTTTTACTAAACATTATCCAAAATATTCTGCATGGATGAAAAATAAAAATGAAGAGATGAGTGAAGAAAATATCCAAAATTTTAAAGACTTAAATGAAAACCATGATGGAATGATTAGAAGATTTTTGAAAGCAGAAAAAAAAGATGTTTTTTTTGTATGCCCATCAAAATATACATTAAATAAACTTGGATTTATATGGAATCAAGATGGAAATTCAGAATATAATGTATTTTTAAAAAATGCTGCAACTGGTGGACTAAGAGCAATTCCAACATATGATCAGTTTTTAGCGTTTTATAATTGCAGTGATTTATTTTGGTAATGGAAAAATATTTTAGTGGTATTTGGAAAGATGATAATTATCAAGGATTGTTATATTCTGGATATCAATTGGTAGATTATGTAAATCAAAAAAATCCAAATAGTGTTTTGGATGTTGGATGTGGATTTAATAAATTTAAAGAAAAAATTCATAATCTAATTGGAATAGATCCTTATAATAACGCGGCAGATATGAAAATTTCACTTGAAGATTATCCAACTATATCTCATGATATTATTTTATGTTTGGGATCTATAAATTTTGGCAATGAAAGAAATATTGATCTTCAAATCAAAAAGTTAGATAAAATGTGGAAAAATGAAATTATTTTTAGAGTAAATCCTGGAATAATTCATAATTGGGTTGATAAAAATGATATTGATGAAATTGAATGGTATAAATGGACACCTGAAAAGATTAATTCTATTGCCAAAATGTATAAATATACAGTGACATGTCTAGAAGAAGAATATACTCTTTGTGGACATTTAAGATATTATTTTACTTACATTCGTAATTTGTAAATAATATCGAAATAAAAAACTTTTAATATATTGAGGATACCATCAATGCTTTCAGGTAAAGAGTTCGTACAAAAAATCAAAGAAGAGAATGCTTCTTTGTTTGCAGAGTCAAGAAATAATGTTCGCAATTTCTTTGCTTCAAATCCAAGCAAAGAATCCATGGTTGAGCACTTCCGTGGTCGTATGGTAAACGAAGCAATGAACATGAAGGTAATCTCTGCTGAAATTGCTTCTGCTCCACCATCGATGGATGTAACCGAACTTGAGCTTCTAACCAAGCAAGCACAAGATGAGGCTAAGCACTTCCGTATGGTTAAGGAAGTTATTGAGCACATCTCTGGTGAGCAAGTTGACGTTGCTGCTGCATTTGCCGCTGAATCTGCTGCTCCTCAAGCAAAAGGTGCTTCACTTCTAGATAAGTATGAAGCATCTTCCGATCCTGCTGCTCTTGCTGCTTATCAGCTAGTTGCTGAAGGTCGTGCAGAAGCAGTATGGAACGAAATGGCAGAGTGTGTAGAAGATCAGTTTATTTCTTCACGTTACGCTGCTATTGCTAAGGATGAAGGTTTTCACGCTAATATCGGTGGATGGAAACTAGAGAAACTTGTAGAAGGTGCTGCTGATCTACAAGAACGTATTCTCGTGTTGGTTGCCGCAATGCGTTCTGACCTTCTAGAAATCTCATGTAAAAATACTGCTATCGCTGCTTGAATGGTTTTCGACCATCTCTGATGGTTTCGTCTAACCAATATTCATCAACATAGCTAACATATTTATGATTGGCATCTTTATCAATAAAGGTATTGATGCCTTCACAAGTTACTGGAAAGTCTAATATTTTACCAACATATTTGATATAATTTTCCTTATGAAGGAAAAATGCTTCATGATCTAGAAAGTGAGTATCAATATCAGAGTTTATAAGTTCATCATAATAAGAAATAGCGGTCGGTAGGGTTACTTCCTTACCGACCCTTTCTTGTTGCAATGCATTAATATTTTTATCTCTTACAATAATTGCAACCGTTGGATCAACACCCAATTCTTTTGCTTTTTGACAAACTTCAATAATTTTAGGATTTTGACGCACACCATCATAAAAGAATGGAACACTAACATTTGTAAGAAAATAATTACCTTTAGGAAATTCTAATTCTTCAGGATGAACCCAATAACGAGCAAAAGGTTCTTCATCACTAGGAATCCAATAATTATTCTTCAGTGCTTCCCATCCAACAACTTCAGAATGAAGACTGAGTAATCTTGCAAATAAATGATTGCCAGATCCCTGTGGTCCAGTGCAAATTAAAAGTTTTTTCATGGACGTTCTTTCAATGGAACTGCAGTTTTATTGCAATTATCTAATGGATTAGTTTCTACATATTTAATATATTTTTGATTTGCATCCTGTTCCAAAATACTATTGACTTGTTTATCATACCATGCAATTGGAATTCCAATGTCAAGTGACTTTAGATACTCTTGCTTATAAAGATATAGTAGTTCATAACTCAAGTAAGTTGGATTTTTCATTTTTGGAAGTTGATCTAAAAAATGTCTTATGGTACTTTCTTCACGTAATCTAGTTTGTTGATTATTAAGTATATTTTGATCTCTTCCAATCACAAGAACTTTAGTTTGCATTCCAAGTTCTTCCACTGCTTGAGTAAATGCTGGAACATTAGGGCACCATTTTGTTCCTTGATTTTCAATACCTAAAGGAATACTAATACTTGTAAAAAAATAATCATGAGTACTCCAATCAAATTCTTTAAGCAATTCAATATTTTTCCAACATTTTGCAAAAGGTTCGGCAACTCTATGAGCTTCCCAATAATTATCTAAGAGACTTTTCCATCCAAAAACATCTTGATGTAATGAAAATATTTTAGACCAAAGATGATTTCCAGATCCTTGTGGTCCAGTAAGAATAGTAATAGTTTTCACAATATATTTTAAATCGTATACTAATTATAACATATATTTTTAAATGGTTTAAAATTAGAAAACACAGAAGATTGTACAATTGGATCCTCTACTATTAACCTTGCATCTGGAGATGGAGTTGATGTCGTTATTACAAGAACATAATAAATAGAAAAAAGTAGATATATCAATGGCAAACCCTGCTTCTAGACAGGAATTAGTAAACTACGCAAAAAGACAACTTGGGTATCCTGTATTAGAGATCAATCTTGCCGATGAGCAAATTGAAGATTTGATTGATGATGCTATTCAAATTTATCAAAATCGACATATGGATGGCGTCGAATTGATGTATTTGAAATTTAAAATTACTCAAAATTTTATCGATTCAATTCAAGCAAGAGGATCAAATAAATCAATAGGAATTACTACATCAACAGGAACATCAAATATAACTGGCATAGGAACAACTACATTCTCTTTTGAAGAAAATCAAAACTTTATTCAAGTTCCAGATGCAGTTATTGGAATTGAAAAAGTTTGGAAATTAGATAATCGTGCAATTAGTACGAATATGTTTAGTGTAAACTATCAATTATTTTTGAATGATATTTATTGGTTTAGTTCTACTGAACTATTAAACTATACTATGACAAAAAGATATCTGGAAGATATAGATTTTATTCTACATCCAGATAAACAAATTAGGTTCAATAGAAGACAGAATAGATTATATCTAGACACAGATTATTCTAGTATGAAGGTTGATGATTATATTATTATTCAATGCTATAGAGTTCTAAATCCAAATGAATTTACAAAAGTCTATAATGATCCATTTTTGAAGAAGTACTTTACTGCTTTGATGAAAAGACAATGGGGGCAAAATCTAATCAAGTTTAGGGGAGTAAAACTTCCAGGTGGAATTGAGTTGAATGGTCGTGAAATTTATGAAGATGCCTTAGGAGAATTAGAAAAACTTGAAGAAAGAATGACTTATGATTATGAACTTCCTCCATTAGATATGATCGGATAATGCTTAATCCATTTTTTACGCAAGGAACTAAATCAGAACAAACTCTTGTGCAAGAGTTGATGGATGAGCACATCAAAATTCATGGTATTGAATTTATTTACTTACCAAGAATTTTTGTAAATACCAAATCTATAATGCGTGAAGTTTCGACTTCAAAGTTTAATAAATCTTTTCCTATTGAAGGATATGTTCAGAGTTATGAAGGATTTGGTGATCCTGGAAGCATTTTAACAAAATTTGGTGTTAGAACAACTGCAGAAATGCAAATTGTTATTTCACAAAGAAGGTTTGAAGATAGCATTACTCCATTGCTAGAAAATGTAACTAATTTACCAAATAATCCATCTAGACCATTAGAAGGAGATTTATTATACTTCCCATTATCAGATACTCTTTTTGAAATCAAATTTGTTGATAATGATCAACCAGCATTTTTTCAATTACAAAAAAATTACACATACCTTTTGAAGTGTGAAGCATTTGAATATGAAGATGAAATTATAGATACTCAAATTACTGAAATTGATGATGAATTTGGATCGTTTGGATATAATGCAATTCTTACTTTTGTTGGTATTGGATCAACTGCTGCTGCATTTACATCTCTAGTTAATGGTGGCGTTCATACAATTACTATTCTTAATGAAGGAACAGGATATACTGCAGATCCTACAGTTAGAATTGCTCCTCCAGGTATAGGTAGAACAGCGCAAGCAGTTGCAATTACTACAGAAAATAGTAGTGGTACAAGATCACTACAAGCGATTTATGTTACAAATACTGGATATGGATATACAACAATACCAAAAGTTCAAATTATTTCTACAGATGGAAATGGCACTGGCGCTATTGCGGTGGTTGGAATTGGAACGACTGGTTCTGTTGGCGTCGTAACAATAACTACTAGTGGTCAAAACTATGTCTTACCACCAACAATTACATTTACTAATGCACCTTCTGGTGGAGTTACCGCTATTGGAACTGCAGTTCTTAATACGCAAAATAATCTATCAGCAATCAGAATTATTAATGCGGGTTATGGATATACGCAAGTACCCACAATTACAGTATCTGCTGCAGGAACTATTGGTGTGGGAACATATATGTTTGGAGATATTATAAGGGGAGTTTCTACTGGTACAACTGCAATTGCAGCATCTTGGGATAAACCAACTCTAACAATGAGAGCACGTAGTTTGACTGGTAAATTTGCTCCAGGTGAAATGATCATTGGTGCAGGAACTACATTTGGTAGTGTTGCGTACATCCTAAATACAATCAACTATGATGATGACGATCCATTTGAGCAAAATCAAGAAATTCAATCCGCAGCAAGTACAATTCTTGATTTCTCTGAAAACAATCCATTTGGTGAGATATAATAAATGTTAGGAGCATATTTTTATCACGAAATTATTAAAAAGACAGTTATTGCTTTTGGAACACTGTTTAATAATATTGAAATTAAACACAAAGCAGATGACACAGATCAAACGCTAAGTATTATCAAAGTTCCAATTGCTTATGGACCAATTCAAAAATTCTTAGCAAGAGTTGAACAGCAACCAAACTTTGATAGAACTGTTGCTATTACATTACCAAGATTGGCATTTGAAATTATATCATATCGTTATGATCCGTCTAGAAAGGCATCTCCAATAACAAAATTTTGTGGAGTAGAGAATAATAAAATTAAAAAAGTATTCATGCCTGTTCCATATGATATTGGATTTAGGTTGAGTTTTGCATCTAAATTGCAAGATGATGCTCTACAAATTTTAGAACAAATTCTACCATTCTTTCAACCATCATTTTCAGTTTCAGTAAAACTAATTGATGAAATTAACGAAGTAAGAGATATTCCATTTACATTAAATAATATTTCATTTAGAGATGAATATGAAGGATCTTTTGATAAAAGAAGATTTATTCAGTATGATTTAGATTTTACTGCAAAGACATATTTCTATAGCGAATTACCAACTGACGAAAGTGGTGGTATCATCAAACGAGTTCAGATTGATTATGCTTCTGCAATTAGAGCACCAAGAGAAGTTAGATATGTTGCAACTCCTGCTGCAACAAAAGATTATACTAATGATCAAACAACTGCATTGACAGCAACACTAGAAACTTCTAAGACATTAATGAAGGTTACAAGTTCTGCTTCATTAGAAGTTAAAAAATATATTCAAGTCAATGAAGAGGTAATGCGAATTGAAGAGATTGATGGAACAAACATTATTGTATCCAGAGGACAATATGGTTCATCAATTCAAGAACATTACATTGGTGATAAAGTTGATCGCATTACAATTGATGATGACGCTTTGATTGATATTGATGATGACTTTGGTTTTAATGAAACTAGAACATTCTTCCAAGATTTTAAGTCATTTAGTTCAAGTCAAGGAAACGATGTATAATTTATGGAAAAATCTTTCAATGCTATTGATAAGGCGCTTGACATAAAAGCGGAGATGGTGGAGACTGTCAAAGAAAAACCACCAGTAGAAACTCCTGATGATCCGCAAAAAGATTATGAATATAGTAGAAAACAATTATATACTCTTATTGAAAAAGGTCAAGAAGCAGTTAATGGAATACTTGAACTAGCTCAAGATAGTCAACACCCAAGGGCATTTGAAGTTGCAGGACAATTGATCAAGTCTGTTGGTGACGTAACGGACAAGTTGCTTGAACTTCAAAAGAAAATGAAAGATATTGAAAAACCACAAAGTAATGGTCCAAAAACAGTTAATAATGCACTCTTTATTGGATCAACTGCAGATCTTCAAAAGATGTTAAAGCAAGGGTTTCTAAATAATGATAAGTAATACTTAGTTTTTATTGTGAAGGATCACGAAGTTTCAATGGCGAGTAGTCAACTTGACAATGCTATTGCCAATGCTAAAAAACTAAAATTAAAACTTGGCAAGAAAGAAAAAGATATTCCTGCTTGGATTCAAGCAAAGATTACTGACACTGATCATAATATGGATGCTGCTGCAGCATACTCAGTTAAAGAAGATTTGAGAAAGTGGTTTGGAACTGGTGGTGAGGGTGGAGTAGGTGGTGGTGGATGGGATAAATATAATACAAAAGGTGAAAGAATTGGTAAATGTGCTCGTGAACCTGGTGAACCAAAACCAAAATGTTTGTCTAAAGAAAAAGCATCTCAAATGGGTAAAAATGAGATTGCTACAGCAGTCAAAAGAAAACGTAAAGAAGATCCAGTAGCAGACCGTTCAGGAAAAGGAGGAAAACCAATCATGTCATCGAACAAAATTGATGAGCAATCGGAGCAAGAATATCAAAAATTTGATCGTAGAGTAAATACTGCAATGTCAGCAAAAACTCCAGATTTAAAAATCAAATTATTAAAACTTGCTGGACAATCACATCCAGTCAAAACTGCAGAAGAGTTTATGGAAGCTTGTTGGAAAGGATATAAACAAGTTGGATTAAAGAAGAAAGGAACAAGAACAGTTCCTAACTGTGTCCCTGAAGAGACAGAACTTGATGAAATGATTGCACTTGCTGCCCCAATTATAAGGGGAATTTCAGCAATATCAAGAATTGGACAAGGTGTTGCAAAGGCAGGACAAACAGTAAAATCTGGCATTGGAGCAGTTAAAACAGGAGTTCAGGCAGCAGGACAAACAGTAAAATCTGGTGTTGATACAGTTAAAACAGGAGTTCAGGATGTTATTAAAAACGTTCCGGGTGAAACAAATAAACAACCGTTTAATACAAAAAAACCAGGAGAACCAGAATGGAAAAAGGGTCTAAAGAAAGCTGGTGAAACTGCAAAGTCTGCAGTAAAAACTACAGTGAGTGGTTTTACTTCAATGTATGAACCAAGAGAAGAATATATTATGGAAAAAAATGTTCCGACCAATCCTTCTCTATGGTCTAAAGCAAAATCCCAGGCAAGAGCAAAATTTGATGTATATCCATCCGCTTATGCTAATGGATGGGCTGCCAAATGGTATAAATCCAAAGGTGGTGGATGGAAGACCTCTACAAAGGAGAGTTATGACACACGACAATTACTTTCTTTTAGTGATTTTAGGCAGATCAATAATGATAGCATCGGCAATGAGGAAGAAAAATTAAACGAAGTTGCTGCTTGGCAACGTAAAGAAGGAAAAAATCAAAAAGGTGGTCTCAACGAAA